GGAGAGACCCGTCTCACCCTTTTCTATATCCCATAAGGGTTTTAGCGAACTGGCGCTAACTGGCCACGATCTACCCCGATTGGAAACGACTACGCACAGTGAGCACCGATCTGCCGCTAATGAGATTGGGGCTTTTGCCAGCAACATACTTGGCGTCAATTTGATGCCTTGGCAGTACCGGGCATTGCATGGGCAAACGTCGGTAGCCGATGATGGGTCACGGCCTCGAGTGTCTTTAGTTTCCGTTGCGCGTCAAAACGGTAAAACGGTTGCCATTGCCAGCCTTATTGGTTGGTGGCTTGCTACTCAGGGAAAAGAGCGCGGGCAACCTCAAACCGTTATTAGCGTCGCGCACAAACTTGACCTAGCCACCGCATTGTTTAACTACCTTGCGCCAATACTCGAGGCAAAGTTTGGGGCCGAGGTTTCATGGTCCTATGGCCGGCAAAAACTGACTATGCCTGATGGCAGCATTTGGCATGTTAGAGCTGCAACGCCGGGCGCTGGCCACGGCTACAGCGTGGATTTACTCGTAATAGATGAGGCATGGGCGGTGTCTGAGGAAGCCATAGACCAAGGTTTATTACCTACGCAACGTGCACGCAAAAACCCGTTATGCAGTATGTGGAGTACCGCGGGAGATCAGAGCAGTACAGCAATGCTGAGATGGCGCGAGCAGGGCCTACGCGCAATAGACAGCAAAACCCCCGGTGGTTTGTATTTCGCTGAATGGTCACCAAACCCCGCCACCATGGATTTAATGACACCCGCCGCATGGGCTTACGCCAACCCCGCGCTAGGGCACACATTGGAAATGGAAGTAATACAAAGCGAAAGCGAAGCGCCAAACCGTAACGCGTTCCTACGCTCGTCGGTTAATACATGGACTGCTAGCGCGTCTAGTTGGCTCGAGCCGGGGCAGTTCGCTGCCTGCCTCACTACCGAAATTGCGCCCGTAGGCGGTGTACTGGCTGTAGAGGTTGGCGAGGATAACGCCCAATTTTACGGCGTGCGTGCCGTGATCTCGGGAACTAAAACCCACGTCGTAACCGCGTTTGTGGCTGACACCATGGCCGAAATGTGGCAACACGTGGAAACCGAAATAGCGAGATCACCAAACATAAAACTTGCCATCGTGCCATCGTTAGAGGTTCATTGCCCACCGCATTTAAGCCGGCGTAGCGTGATCGTTGGGTACCGCGAGTTAAACCGTTGGACTGCAGCTGCACGCTCAATAATTCTTGAGGGCCGCCTATTGCATAACGGCGAACATTTATTAAGCGAACACGTCGAGCGCGCCGTATTGGTTAAGCACAATGGCAACATAGTAATTAGTTCGCAAAGGTCACCCGGGCCAATCTGTATGGCGCGTGCGTTGGTGTTTGCAGTTGCGTTGGCTGGCAAACCTGCCGCAATGGGCAAACCAATAATAGTTAGCGCAAACCGCTAATGTTGCATACGGCGTCGGCTGGCAGTATCTAGCCTTTTCGTCGGGAACTGATCTAGACCCAGCCGATGCCACCAAACATTTAACAGATATGGCAAACTAAACCTATGGGCCTTTTCACACGTGCAACTACCGACGCCGCGCAACCTGTAGTTAAGGCTGCAGCCGGCAGCAATGTTGGCATGTCGCAACTAGACAATTTTTACGCTTTTACTCAGGGAAATACGAGACAGCGTGCCATGTCGGTACCGGCAATTACCCGCGCCCGTGATCTACTCGCAAGCGTTATTAGTTGCACGCCGTTAATCATGTATAACGAAATTTGGAACCCTGTAGATCGCGAAATGGAAGAAATAGAAATAGCGCCACGCAGCTGGTTGCGACGTCTCGACCCAGCGCTACCAAACGCCACCCTATTTGCGTGGTTATTTGATGATCTATTTTTTACGCAGCGGGCGTTTCTCGCAGTCACAAAGCGTAGCGCTGACGGGTTCCCTATGGCATTTCAGCGTATGCCAAGCGCCATGGTGCTTACACAAGATCAGGCAGGCCCGGTATTTTTTGCGCCATCTAAACAAATTATGTTTAGCGGTTTACCAGTAGACCATCGCGACGTTGTGCAGTTCATTAGCCCTATACAAGGTTTGTTATACACAAGCCCTAACGCAGTTTTAACCGCGCTCAAGATGGAAAGCGCAAGGCTCAGGTCAGCGAGCAATTCCTTGCCAAACGGCGTTTTGCGGCAGGTGGGTGGCGAGCCTTTAAGCGCTGAGGAATTGCAGAATTTGTCTCAAAGTTTTGAGGCCGCGCGTTTGAGTAATACCGTTGCGGCGCTTAACGAATTTGTGACCTACACAGAAACCACTACAGACCCAAGCAAACAAATGCTCGTAGAGGCATCGGAATACCAAGCGTTAGAAATTGCGCGTTTAGCAAACTGCCCGCCATATTTGTTGGGCGTTGCTACTGGTTCATACAGTTACCAAAACAGTACGCAAGCACGCCAAGACCTTTATATGTTTGGCGCCAAATTGTTTATGGACTGTATCGCTGAAACGCTTAGCGCTGACAACGTGCTACCACGCGGTACATACGTGAAGTTTGATATTGACGATTACCTAAGCGAAAATTATCTAATGGAAAAAGAAAACGAAACTTACGACACCGCAGAAACGGGAGTAATGCCAAATGCTTAAATTAACTCAACAGGAATTAACACTCGACGCAGCCGGCCCCGACGGCATGCCACGCCGTACCTTGGCTGGTTTGGCGCTGCCCTACAACGTCGAAGCAACCGTAAGCGACGGCACCAAAGTAATGTTTTTGCCGGGCAGCCTAAACGCCGGTGGAAAAATGCCAAAACTTTATTTAGGCCATGACAGCACGCAGGCCGTTGGCTTGGTTACCGCCATGGTAGATACACCCGGCGGCATGATGTATGAGGCCCGCATTAGCGAAACCAGCCTAGGTAATGAGGCGCTGGTACTGGCAAAAGACGGCGTTTTAGACGCGGTAAGCGTTGGGGTAAACCCCAATAAATTTAGTTACGACGAAAACGGCACCATGGTTATTGCCGAAGCGTCATGGCAAGAATTATCCCTAGTGCCGTTTGGTGCATTTGCTGGCGCGTCGGTAGACCGCGTGGCGGCCAGTATCCACCAAGAGGAAACTGAAGTAGTGTTAAATAGTGAACAGGAACCCGTAGAGGAGATTAAAGAAATGTCACAACCAGTAGAAGCCCCAGCCGTTATCGAAGCCGCACCAGTGGCGCAACCATTGTACGCGCAAGCACGCAATTTCAAGTTGCCATCGCCTAGCGAATTTATTGCAGCATCGGTAGTTGGCGGTTCAGTGTTTGCAGAATTGAACGCACGTATTCAAGCAGCTGCACCAAACATTACAACCACAGACACCCCGGGTATTTTGCCTGAAATTATTACTGGCAGCGTTTACGATGGGCTTAACCCAATCCGCCCATTTGTTACCGCAATCGGTACTAAGGCAATGCCACAAAGCGGCGCAACATTTCGCCGCCCTAAGATTACGGTACGCCCAACAGTTACGCAACAGCCAACAGGCCAGTTAAATACGCTTGACCCAAGCACCGTAACCGTTGCAAACAACAACGTAAGCAAACTGACATTTGGTACATACGTAACAATGTCAGAGCAAGATTTAGATTGGACTGACCCAGCCTCAATTAACATCGTGCTTAACCAGTTGGCAATCGCCTACGGCCAAGCAACCGACAACTACGCAGTAGACACTTGTTACGCAGCAATTACACAAAGCGAAAACGTAACCGACAAAACAAAGCCGGGAGACTGGCTAGCAGCAATTTACGGCGCCGCTTATCAGATCAGTTCCACCAGCAACTACTTGCCTACGCATTTTTTCGTAGACCCAACGACGTGGTACCGTCTCGGAAAATTGACCAGCACAGATGGCACCCCAGCGTTTCCATTTGTTGGCGCGCCAAACATGATGGCATTTAACGCGCTCGGAACACAGTCAGCAACCTCATGGAATGGCACCCCGTTGGGCCTTACCTTGGTAGTCGATAAAAACATGGCAGCCGACACCGCGTTTATCGGCCACGCTGCCGGTGATGCTGCAGGCTTTGAGTTCTATGAACAGCAAAAGGGTGCAATTTCGGTAGACGTACCAAGCACGCTAGGCCGCACAATCGCTTACCGCGGTTACGCTGCAGCGTTCATGGCAGACGCTACCAAGTTCTGCAAACTCGTTTAATCGGAAAAGAGGCCAGTTATGGCCGCTTACACGGTCACACATAAACAGTTACTTAGCAATTATGCGGTACTGCAAACGCTTACACCTAATGATTTAGTTGTAGGCGGAACCTTTACGGTTGGTTCCGTTGCAGTACCGTTTAATGGCACGTTCACGGTTTACGATCTACCCGAGTATTTGTTTATCGGGTTAGACGATGAGGGCGACCTACTCTTTAACTACGAAATACCGCTACCTAATCAGGTGCTATACAAATGCACCGGTACCGACGTACAGCGCACAGCCTCAACAGGCAGCATTACATTTACGCAAACTTGCACGTGGATTACCGCTACACAAATTGAAGACTGGCTAGGCATCGGTACAGCATCGGCGCTCGATACCACGTTTCTTACACAGTGCGCGTCAGCTGCCAACAGCCTTGCATTTACGCGCCGCCAAGAGGCTGGTTACATTGACAGCCTTACAACGTCACCTAACGGTCAGGTCACATTAGGCACGATTTCTTTAGGCGGTTTCTTTTACCGCCAGCGTGGGGCTGTAACCGATTTTGCCACGTTTGATGGCATGTCTGCCGGTGCCTCGGTAGGTCTAAGCCCGGCAATTAAAATGCTGTTGGGTATCCCTAAACCAGCGGTGGCATAATGCCCGTTGCTT